GTTTACCTCCACGCGCAGCGGCGTGGAGGTCACTTTTACCGTCCGCACCGGCTACGGGACGGACACGATCACAGTCAACGAGGAGGGCACGGTCTATGCCTTATGATTACGACGCGCAGTCAATACTTGCCCGGCTTATGGACGGCCTCCAGAGCGACGCCAATCGCCTGCAGGGCGGGTTTTGCGCGGATAACCTGCAGGCCGTGGCCGAGGAGCTCGCCCGTTACCGGGCGATGATCCTCGAGTACGCGGTCGAGCAGACGATGCTTGACACCGCCGAGGGGGAGTACCTTGACCGCAAGGCGGTGGAGTACAACGAGGCGCGCCTCGACGGCGAGACGGACGATGCATTCCGGGCGCGGCTGCTCGATAAGATCAGGCAGCCGATCACCTCCGGCAATGCCAACCATTACGTCTATTGGGCGCGGCAGGTGCCGGGCGTGGGCGCGGCCCGCTGCATCCCCGTATGGGACGGCCCCGGCACGGTCAAGGTGGTCATCCTCTCCGCCGCGATGACGGAGCCGGACGACGCCCTGATCGCCGCCGTGCAGTCCTACATCGAGACGCAACGCCCCATCGGCGCGTCGGTCACGGTCAGCAAGGCCGTGCCCGTGGACGTGACCATCAGCGTCACGGCGACGCTGGAGGCCGGGTATAACCCGACGGAGGTGCGGGCGCAGATTGCCTCTGTAATCCAGTCATATTGCACGGAGATCGCGTTTGATCTGACCACGCTCAGCTACCATAAGCTGGGCGACCTGATGTTTGGCGTGCCTGGGATCGTGGATATCTCCGCGTACACGCTTAACGGCAAGACGGCCTCGCTCACACTGACCGCCGAGCAATTTGCCCGCCTGCGGGAGGTGACCCTCAATGCTTAACGAGCCGCAGATGCTGCCCGCGTTTGTACGGGAGATGGAGCAGATGCAAGACCTCCTGCGGACGGAGCAGGCGGAGCTTGACCGCACCGAGGCCGCAATCCGCGACGCCACGGATCAGCTCTATATCGCTTCGGCGACATGGACACTTGCGCGCTGGGAGCGGCTGTTTGGCCTGCCGTCCAACGACAGCGTCCCGGCGGAGCTGCGCCGGGAGAAGCTCCTTGCAAAGCGTAACGCCCGGCCCCCGGCCAGCGTCGAGTATATCCGGCTTGCGGCGGAGCAGATGACCGGCCAGCAGGTCACAATCACCGAGCAGCCGGGCAACTACGCATTTACGCTGCACATCCACCGCAATGATATCTACGCGCTCGACCTTGCCGCCCTGCGGGCGCGCATTGATGAGCTCAAGCCCGCACACCTGATCTACAGCGTAGAGCAGTACGATCCCTCCGGGATCGACGTCCGGCAGCGGTACGCGGTCATGGTCGGCGAGGCCAGGCACTATACCTTATATCCACACCAAGGAGGAGACGGTAATGGCGACATGGGATAACGTCGTATACACCACGCTGGGCCTCAACCTGATGGCCAAGCTGCAGACCGGCGCGACGCTGGAGATCACGCGGGCGGTCGGCGGAGACGGGTACACGAGCGCGGACGCGCTGACAGCCTTAACCGAGGTCACGGCCCGGCAGACCCTGACCCTGAGCAACGCGGTCTACAAGGGCAGCGGGCAGGCGCTGCTGCCGGTAACGCTATATAACCGGGGATTAACTGCAGGTTATCCGCTGCGCCAGATCGGCGTCTACGCGACCGACCCGGATGACGGCGAGATGCTCATGCTGGTCGCGCAGTCCGAGCAGCCGGACACGATCCCCAGCGCGGAGGACAGCCCGGACTTTGTAGTCAATTTTTCCTTTCACGTCGCGCTCGGCAATGCCGGGCGCATCAATGTCAGCTACAGCCTGACGGACATGGCGACCAAGGCGGACTATGTGGCATATGTTGAGCAGATTGAGGGTAGGCTCGGCCAACCCTCCGGCATCGCCACTCTGGACAGCAGCGGCAAGCTTGCGCAAATGCCCACGGCGGCGGATGTGGGGGCGGTGCCGTCAATGCTTACGGATATCATATATGTTGATCAGGCAGATCCAGTGCCGCATTACGATAACCTTAACAACTATATCACGCCGGGTCAGCGTGTCCATATTGCTACCGTAACCACCGCTAGGAGCGTAGATAACTGCCCCGAGGCATCCCCGGGGATAATGGAGGTCGCCGAGTATAACCACAGCGTTAAGACGGGACAAACGCTTGGGATCATACAGCGGTATATAGCGACCAGCGGCAACACGTATACGCGCATATACACCCATCAAAATGGATATTGGAGCAATTGGGCCAGTGGCGCGCTTAAACCTATGCAACCGTATGTCTCCACCCAGCTAACAGGCAGCGGATATGTGTATTTTGCATGTTATGGACTGGACGCTGGATCGTACATCTTTACGGCATGCGGGAATTTTAATGCGGGCGGTTCCGATCTATACAGGGCAACATATACCGCCATCATCCACATATCGTGCGACTACAATAGTGCCGCGAAACAGATCATAGCGCGTGTAAGTCATGCACCGTTACTGATTTCTGCTAACTTCGGGGACACATCGGATGAGAAATTTGATGTTGGGTTTAATAACATGGTCAAAACGATGCCGTGGTCGACGTGGCAAAGTGGAGGCGAACCGGGCAAAATCTACATCTCCGCCGCCAGCAGCACATCATCCAGTGTATCCGACTGGTCGTGCAAACTACTCAAATTGATATAAGGAGGCCTAACCAATGTCAATCACAACCATCAAAGCCGTTATCGACGGCCAGACGTATCCATTAACCTTGTCAGAGGGCGGGTATTATGTGTTGGCGGGCACCGCACCCGCCTTATCCAGTGCAAATGAGCCAGGCGGCTACTACGGCGTGCAGATCATCGCTACGGACGAGGCGGGTAATGAGACCACGATCAACCAGGAGGACGGGACGTGGGGTGATCAGCTGCAATTGGAGGTCTACGAGAGTACCAAGCCCACAGTCACGATCACCTACCCATCAGCGGACAGCCGGATCAATACCTGCACCCCAACCATCACCGCCCAACTGCGAGACAACGATAGCGGCGTTGATCCCGCCACTCTTGACCTGCGTATTAACGGCGGCAGCAAGATCACACAGGGTGCGCCGGGGCTTACCCTGACACCAGTAGAGGGCGGCTATGATCTCTCTTACGCCGTCCAATCTCCGCTGCCGGAGGGCAGTACCGCCATCGCGCTGGCGGTGTCCGACAAGGATGGCAACGCCGCCGACCCCGCGTCAATCACCTGCACTATCGCAGTCACCGCGCCTACCATTAGTTTGTCCTCGCCTGCGGAGGGTCTTGTAACCAACCAGGCGGCGGTGCAGATTACGGGCATCACGTCGGATGATCAGCTGACATCCGTCACCCTGACTGTCACCGTCAATGGGCACGACCAGGGGCCGGTTACAGTGGACGGCCAGACGGGTGCGTTTGCGGTCAGCGCCAATCCCTCCCACATGCAAGAGGGATCCAACGTAATCACAGTTAAGGTTGTAGACGCGACCGGCCTTGAGGCCGAGATCACCCGCAACGTTACGCTGGATACCATCCCGCCGCGCATTGTTGAGGTCATCGGCGTGACAGACCGTGTGCACGTTGGGTCGCCTTTTACCATCCGCGTCAAGGTGGAGGATTGATATGATTACGCGCATTGAGGGCATGGCTGATAACCATACCCTTGTGTTTGCGCCGGGGCAGGACGGGTACTGGACAGCCCAGGTGCCGCCAGACATGGAGGATGGCGTGTATTACGTCACCCTGACCGCCTGGGATGCGGCAGGCAACAGCACATATTACGCCACGGTATTAATGACAGTGGATATAACCGGTATCCGGTTTGCGTGGCAGGATGGGGATTATCTGCTGGACTGGATGCCGGGATACAACGCGGCGTGGGACGCGGGATATTGTGCAGATTGGGAGGGATGTTAGATGGATGGGCCAACAATCCGGCTGATGCCGGGCGAGCGTAGGCAGCAGCGCGTGCGTATCTACGGATGTGATCCGGCTGCACGGGTAATGGTGCAGTCGGCTACGTGGGAGCTGCATGATTTTTATGGAGAGGTTGTCGGGCAGGGGTCTTGCGTGGTGTCAGAGGGTAATTTACTTACGTTTATGCTGACCGTAGACAAGCCGGGACGGCACCACCTGCTGCTAACCTGCTCGATCGGGCCGGAGATTTACAAGACAACTGCGGGGGTGATCGTGTGTGATTGTCATTGAGGATGCGCAATTAACTCCCAAGCGGGTGCCCGTAGGTGGTAATTATCTGCTGCGCGTAAGAGCACGAGATGATGCGGAGGTGCAGTATGCGGATGTAGAGATGCTGGAGCTGGCCATCAGCATGGTGGATCAATATTATCCATCCGATTATAAGGATTTCTCCGGCGTCGAAGCTGCAAAGGCTGCGGCACAAGCACTGCTCAATGCGAAGCCCACAGCTGACCGACAGGATGAAGTCGATGCCGCCGCAATGGCGATCTTCGACGCGATTGCCGTGCTCGAATGGGCAGAGGGGCATCGTAACAACCCGATCCCGTACAAGCATCTGATGTCGGTGACCGAGGGGCTGTACTACAGCTACAACGGCCACACGTATCGATGCCTGCAATCTGCATCCAGCAGCATGATGGTGCCGGGCACAGCCCCGCGCTATTGGGAGGCGGTTACATGATCTACAGCCAAGCAGCAGCCGCAGCGGCGCATCTATACTTTGCGGCAGCAATCACCATATCGATACTGGCCGTGGCGCTGGCCGCCACGGCTATTATCATAGCTCTATCAATTCACAATGAGAGGAGGTGCAACCAATATGGCAGGAGTATCTCAGACAATTCTCGTGATCATCGTGTGCGCGGCCATCGTGCAGTTTATCGTCGACCGCATCAAGGACATCATGCCAGCTAAGGTGATGCAGTACGTTAAGCCCCCGGTATGGGCACTTGTCGTCGGCATCGTCGTGGCACTGCTGTTTGGCCTTGATATTTTCAGCGCGTTGGGCCTTGCGGCTCGTTGGCCAATCGTCTCACAGATCATGACGGGCCTTATGATCTCAGCCGGGGCAGTCCCGGTACATGAGCTGATCGCCAAGCTGCGCGAGTTGCGTAGCGACATCGACATGGCCGCTTAATCATTACATTATTAGGAGGACATCATTATGGCAAGCAAGACTAATACCGGGCTCGTGGCTTACGCTAAGGCGCAGGTCGGCAACCCCTACTGGTACGGCACGTTTGGCCAGCTCGCAACCGAGGCGCTGCTTAAGTCCAAGATGGCGCAGTACCCCGGCCAATTTGGGGGCAGCCGACCGGCGACGGCACGGGCTAAGCACATTGGCAAGCGCGTGCATGACTGCTGTGGCTTGATCAAGGGCTATCTCTGGTGCAGCACGCCCACGAGTGCGCCCAAGTATGTCGCCGCGCAGGACGTCAACGTCGGCGGACTCAAGCAGCGCTGTAAGGCTAAAGGCGGCATCAAGACAATCCCAGACATCATCGGCTTGCTGCTGTTTCGAGGCACATCCCATGTTGGTATCTATATCGGCGACGGCTGGGTGATCGAGGCCAAGGGATTTGACCATGGTGTCGTGCGCAGCCGTCTCGCAGATGGTAATTGGGACACATGGGGCAAGCTTGATTGGATCACGTATGAGGCTGCCAAGCCCGTGCAGCCGGACAAGCCCGTCACTGGCAGCATCGTCAAGGGCAGCCGTGTCAAGGTTAAGTCCGGGGCCAAGACCTACGACGGCAAGGGGATTGCGTCGTTTGTGTATGCTGGCACATACATCGTGGATGAGCTTGATGGCAACCGGGCTGTCCTTGATCGTGACGGCGGTATCTGCACAGCCTTTAAGACCGGCGATCTCATCCTCGTATCTGGGGGAGGTACGCCCACTAAGACGGTCACCAAGGGCTGCCGTGTTAAGGTTAAGACGGGGGCCAAGACCTACGATGGCAAGGGCGTTGCGTCGTTTGTCTACGGTAACACGTACACCGTAGACGAGCTCAAGGGTGACCGCGCTGTCCTTGACCGCAAGGGCATTTGCACGGCCTTTAGGGTCGTAGACCTGGTCGTGCAGTGATCCTATTTTGGGTTGACATTGCCGCTCATTTGCCGTAAGATATGAGCATGAGATGATTCTCATGCCGCCGTCCATTTCGGGCGGCGTGGATTGAAATGGTATCGTATCATAATGTTGTACGAGCCTATTGCTTCGACGGCAGACTGGCCCATTTGGGCCAGTCTGTTATTTTGTGCCTATCCGAGGATGCCCCCTTACAATTTGCATTGAGAGGATAGATCACAATTAACAGTTTTATTGGTTGGATCGGCGGCAAGAGGGCGTTGCGCAAGGAGATTATATCGCGCTTTCCTGCCGGTCAGATCAGCAGGTATATCGAGGTGTTTGGCGGGGCCGGTTGGGTGCTGTTTGGTAAGCCTCAGCAGCCCGGCCAGCTGGAGGTATATAACGACATCGACGGCGATCTCGTCAATCTCTATCGCTGTGTCAAGTATCACTGCGAGGAGTTGCAACGCGAGCTCTCCGGCCTGCCCGATGCCCGCGAGTGTTTCTTCGACATCCGGCATCAGCTTGAGGTTGGGGGGCTTACG